AATTAATATCCGAAAACTAAAGACAATGCAATAGCTTTTCCGTCTGTTGTTATTTTTTGTGTAGAACTAGTGCCATTTGCATTAGTTAATTTACCAACTCCTGAGCCTTTTGGCACTAAAGTAAGGTCAATATTTGTGTCACCCCCAACTGCTGAAAGAGTAGGGCTATTGCCAGTTGCAGCGTTTGTTATATCAAAATGGTTGACTGCAGAGGCTGTTGTTTGAAATTGTAGCTGTTCGTTGCCGTTTTCGTCTCTAATTCCATGGTCATCGTCAAAATCAATCATGAAAGAATTAGTGTCTAGGTTACCACCTAATTGTGGTGTAGTGTCATCTACGACATCTCCACCAAACGCAACAGAAACTATATTTGGATTTACACCATCGTCCGCTTTTGCGTATGCTAAAATAGTTTTACCGTTTGCAACAGTAGCGGAGGTTCCTGATCCAGTTACATATTTAAATACGACATCTTGTGAACCAGAGGTTCCATTTTTTAAAAGGTAAAGTTGTTGAACATCTAAAGGTATTGTAACATTTCTAGATGCAGTTAATGTTCCAGTAAATTCTATAACTCTGTGTGCAAGAGTTGCACCTGTTGAACCATCTGATACAGAAAGAGTTGTATCTCCAGAATCAGATACAGCTTGTGAAGCTGTTCCACCAATTGCTTGTTCTACGATTTCTAAATTAGTATTTGTTTTTGTTCCCCAAGTACCAGCATTTTCACCAGTTGCTTGTTTTTCTATACCCAGAGGGGTGAATGTTGATGCCATAATTTTCTCCTATGCGACGTCACTATATGTTATATTTGAACCTGTTGCAACATCAGAATATGAGATATTTGATCCAGTGTCAACAGCTTGATAAGCTTGTATTCCAAAACCTGTTGATGTTCCAAAAGTAGCTACTGAAGCTGTTACTTGTTGACCTGTTAATCCCATAACATCTGCAGGTGATAATGATCCAACAGAAGCAGTCATAGATACTCCAGTTAATCCCATAACATCCGCTGGAGATAAACTACCAAGTGCAGAGGTTATAGCTAATCCTGTAGGTAAAATAGTAGGATTTGATGTGACAGTTGTACTACCAACACTTGAAGTTGAAGAAACTCCAGTTAATCCCATTACGTCAGCAGGTGTTATAGAACCCACAGCAGAAGTTGAAGAAACTCCTGTTAATCCCATTACATCTGCAGGTACAATTGATCCAACACTTACGGTCGCTGATTGACCTGTTAATGTTCCAGTAAAATCTGATTTTGCTGTGGGTGATCCAACACTTGAAGTTGCGGAGACACCTGTTAATCCCATTACATCTGCAGGATTTAAAACAAATTGTCCCCAACCTTGTTCTTGACCCCAAGCACCATCACCAAAACTAGATCCAACACTAAGACCTGATGTTATTGCATCAGGAGCTGTTAATGAAACTATTTCATCAGTTACATCACCCCAAGTTGATGCAGGATCATTATAAGGATCTGCACCCCAACCTTGTGTAATAGGGTTTTGTGTTCCCCAACGTCCTTCGTTCCAGGTTGTGCCTGATTGGTTCCAAGTATTGGGCATAAGGATCTACCTCCTTATGCTAATCTTATTATAGCGTTGGTTGCGTCTGCTGCTGGAAATTCAATTGTAAAAGTTCCACTTGTTACAGTTTTATCAGAACCAAAAGCTATGGCTGCAACTGCTTTATTAGACTCTGATGAGTTATATATTAAGGCAGCGTTTGCAGTAAACGATGCAGATGTAAAACTTACGTTAGCAAAATCACAAACAGCTGTTGTGCTGTCAGATGTTGGTGTAACACTTGTAAGTGTAGCTCCACCCGATGTGTATGCAGTTCCAGATGAGTTTGTAATTTCGTTTGTTGCTGAAAAAGCTGTTGTGCCAGCGCCTAGTGTTGCTGAACTTGTGAATAATGCTATTTTAAAAGTATCACCAGTTGTAGCTGTAAAATCATGAACTCCTTTTAAAAGTTCTACTTTAAAACTAGTGCATATTGCCGATGTATTTGCCATAATTTTTCTCCTACGGGTTTACTGAGTTTACCGGTATTCGAACAGTGCCATCTGTGTAGTCATCTCTTCTTCGTCTACCGACTTGCTCGTTAGCAAACTTCTGTGCTTCTTGTTTATATTTATTTTCGTATAAAGTCAACATGTCTATCGGGCCTTTTAAAAATCCATATGCCTCTGATAAACAACAATACAATAGCCCATTTGGAAAGTTAAGACTAATGTAATTAGTATCATTATTTTCTAACAGAACAGGCATAAAATTAAAATGTATTCTAAATTTATACGCTTGATCTGGGGTAGGAGCTAAAGCTATACGTCCTGAAGTAGTATCAGATTCTCCTGTTGCTCCACCATACATAGCGTAATATTTAGGTTTACCTCTTTTTGCAGATTCAGTAGAGGGCACATATTCTTGTAAATACGTATAATCCTTTTTTTCTAAATATGAATTAGAACCTGTTACAGCTGATGTAGAATCATAAACTTGTATGCTTCTTACAAATAAACAACCTGCTGGAGCGTTTACTTGGTCTTGGCCTGCCACAAAAGATCCTGTTTGTTGTTTCCTATCTGCATCAATAGGAACCTCTCGCATTATTCTATATTGTGCATTTAAAATAATATTTTCTAAAACAGCATCTGTTAATACGTTTGAATCTGTTTCTGTATAACTTCTTATTTGAGTTTTTAATCCTGATGCACTTAATCCAGCCATTATACTATTCCTGCTACCTCTCTACAAATAGGACAACTTTTTTTGTGCCTAGTATGTGTTCCACATTTTACTGCTTTACCATCAACATCTGTATACATAGGTGTTTCTGGTTCTGGCATGTCTTCATATAATTGAAGATGTTCATCCTTTTCAGGACATGCACATTGTTTAATGCCAAATAAATTAGCTATAAAATTTTTTATTTTTTTAATCATGCTGTTACTGTTACTGGCCCTGCAGATGCAGAACCGCCTCCTCCTACTTCACTTATACTAGATGTTGTAGCTGTTGCAAAGGTATAATTATCATCATCTGTTTTTGTAATTGTATATCCTGCGGCTAAATTTATTGTTGCTGCAGCTACCCCTCCAACAACAGTTGCGTCTCTAAAACAAACAGTATCACCCGTTGATCGACCATGGTCTGGCTCATTCACAGATATTGTTGT